CAATAATACTTTCTTCTTCATCAACTCCGCAAGATATTGAATAATCATCATATCCTTTTTTCTTTATCTGGTTAGCCATTTCCTTGTTTCTTATCTTGGAGCCTCCAAGTTCGTCTAATAAAAAAACTTTTTCCTGATTAGGAACATAAGCTACACGGAGAAATGCTTTAGGATCTGGATACCACCCCCAGTCCTGTCCCTGGTAGATACTTTGAAAGCTCTGAATCTCTTCATCTGTAATTTTTCGAATTTCTAACAGTTCGAAAATATTTGTTCCAAGTCCAACAGGAAGACCGAGATATTCATGGTCGTAAGCTCTCTGATTTGTTTTCTTCAGATGCTCTGCATCATCAATAAATTGCTGACCAAGCCATTCAACAGGAACTGATCTATAATCGCTCTTGTGTCTGTAGCTGTCAACTCTCGGTTCCTCCACATACACGTTCGCCCAGTTGCTCCGGCTGATCGGTGGATTAAATGTCTTAAATACTTCAAATTTGCTTCCACCACGAAGTACAGACTGTTGAACTGTACGGATTTCTTCAATTCCGGCAAACTCATCAAGCTCCTCAAACCAAAGGTACTTGAAATATCCTTTTTTTACTTTTATGGACTTTGTTTTCTTAGCTTTATCCAGTCCTCTGAATATGATCTTTTGTCCTGTTGGCTTATACACATATTGCATAGGACTTAAACTGTCAGCCCATAAATCACTTGCTCCAAGCGCATCAATTCCCCATGCGATCTGTTCATACACGGATTCTCTGAGCGTATTACCGACTTTCCGAAAGATTACAGCATTTGACATTAAGCCATTCTCTGCATCCTGCATCATCTGAAACGGAATCATGCCGCCTACAAAAGATGATTTTGTGGATCCACGTCCACCGTACAGATCATAGTAAGTGTGTTTACCATCTAAAATATCCCAAAACACATTGTAAAATGCTGGTGCCACAATCTCATTCAGTTTGATAGCGTTACTTTCCATCCTGTTTCTCCGGTCTTGGAATATTGTTCACAATCGTAATCTTTCCGTCTCCGAAATCATCATTTTTCTTGTCAGCGTCCCAACCCTTGAAGTTGTTTCTAAGACTAAACTGAGCACCATTGGAACCATCACGATCAAACAGTCGTTCTTCTGCATACTGTTCTACTCTGGCTTTCGCGCGCGTAATCGTGTCAACAAACTCTGGTTTTGCTTGATAGTTTAAAAGAGCCTGTCTGCTTGTAAATCCAAGGGCCAGAGCAAGTCCTGTAACGGTCGGAGGGTGAACGTCTACAAAAACGGGAGACCCGAATTTATTAAACATTTGTTTGCCTTTGCTATCAGTTAAAGGATATCCTTTACAATACTCAAAATATTTTTCGATTTTTTTTTCAATTTCATCCACCGTTTTATACATGGGTGGTTTTCCCATTGGCATTCCCACGTTCTCACCTCCAAACAAAAAACTGCCACATATGGCATATAGTCATAGATATATACTATATTACCATACATGGCAGAAAAATTTGTCCCCACATTTTAATATTAATTGTAGTATTATATTTCTCTTAGTTTTCTTAGAGTATCATAAAACATAGCCATTGCCTTGCGCTTGTATGCGTAGAAATCGTCTCGCTTTGCCGGTATGTATTTCGTTTTCATGATACGGTCATAGGATTTGTTTGTTACAATAGATTCATACACCAAAAGTTCAATCCCCGGCGGGCAAGAGCTTATGCAGCAGTGTAAAATATCGTGTCTCTGCTCTGGTGTAGCTTTCTGGCATATATCCTTTAAACGGTTAACGTCCTCCGGATATACACCAAAATCAACAAGTGACTTTTGCCTTGTACGCATATCATCACCGCCTTTTTATTGCTATTTACGCTTGCCGCCAAAATGTGCAACTAAAAAAATAGTGCCAAATGATCCGAATATTATTCCAAATGTAAATGCTATTAAACTATCAATCATTTATATCACCTCTTTTCCAGTCAAGCCGCTGTCCGCACTTATCACAATAATAATTCGATTTATACAAATTTTTCTCTCCGCATATCGGACATGTTCCTCTGATACTGTAATATCTACCAGAAAAATCCCTGATAATTTTAGTATCTTTCGGCTTCATCGGAATCTGTTTTTTCATTGCCTTAACAGCTACTTTCCTTACCTCGGATGTACATTTACCACCATAAGCCGTGCTATCATAACTTAATTCTTTTAATGCTTCTTCTGGTTTCATATTAATCCTCTGCTCCAAATATTTTCCTTAAATTGTGCTGATAATTTTTCACTGTTCGTTCAAGAGCGTTATAAGTTGGTCTTAATTTACATCTTTCTTTGTAACCATCGCATCTTGTTCCGAAAAGAATAGAGTTTCTACATATTCCGTCTTGACTTGCATAACATTTATTCGTTCTTCATCACCTCCAACTTCTTCTCTATCGGATTAATAATCTCTTCCAATACCTGCTGTTCATAATTTTCTTTCCAGATTTTTTTCTCTTTTCCAAAATTGGATTTTCATAATCTCATTTATTAAATTAATACACGCTATTGCTTCTAGCATTCCCCAGCATCCATCAAATGCTCTTTCATTACACCAATTTACGAATTCTTTAAATTTCATTTTTGAGTTTCTCCATCTACTTCGCCTCTTTTACTTCTTGATATATAATTGCCATATTGAAATCACTTCTAATGAACCTTAATGTCAGTTTATGATTTACAGCATTTCCAAGTTGATCGTAAATCCAGTACATATCCTCTTGGCCAAAGTTTGTACCCAGATATCTGTTAAGGCTTGATATCAGTTGTTCTCTCCATTCATTATTTCTTTTGTGCGAACTGTACGGCTCTCCTTTTGCCATTGGCCTTGAACACCATTCAAGTAGCTTGCAGATAATATCTTCTTTATCGGTACAATTCTTTGCTGTGAAATATACGTTTCCTTTTTCGGAAAGAATTATTTCTCCAAATCTGTTTATGTAGCTCCCGCGGAAATATTCCATAAGATTGAAAATTTCATCAGTCATCTACTTCACCTCTCCTGTAATCTCATCAATACACTGGTTCCAACCCTCTACAAATCCTGCATCAAATGTATTAGCTGGATAATCTCCATTATCTTTTTCTGGCAAGTCCATAAGTGGGCACCAAGCCGGTCTTGATTTACTTTCACAATCATAATGTTCTTCTGTCATCAGAATTACATCATAATCTAAACAGTCAGCTAATTCACAGCATCCCTCATATTCAAGATTTCCACAATATTCAGTTCCGAACGGGCAATCATAGCAATTCTCTGGTGTATCTATCACTAACACTGATTTACTCATCTGATTCCTCCTGTAATAATTCTGGATTGTCGAAAATGTTTCCAACAACTTCAAAATGTTCCAGATCAAACTCATCAAGATATTCTCCATCTGTGCCAGCTTCGTATGCTACAAATCTAGCAAAGTTCCATTTGACAGTTATATATGTCACATCTTCTGGGTAAGATTCGTCCAAATGCGCCATCAGAATATCATTCTCCCAAATTTTATTTCCGTTTTTGTCGGTCAGTCCTGTGAACTGGCAGATTGTATCCGGAATAATTTCTATTGATCTCCAAATTGCATTCGTACTAGAAATACTTCTTAATCTCTGCGAATCGGTTTTTTCGGAACTAATCCATGCTCTATTGATAGATGTTATTAAGCTTCCTTCAATCCATTCTCCGTTATCTTTTCTTTTTCCCTTCAAAAGAATTTCTCTCATTCAGTTCCACCCTCCTTTACAATCTCGATTGCACCTTTCAGCATTATAATTTCATATGCTTTAGACCACCCTACTGGTCTTGCCAGCTCGCTTCTATTTTCCAACTGCTCCACAACCTTATCCACATCAAAAGCTGTCGGCTGCTCGTCCACAATATGTATATATCTGTCTATAATCTTCTGTATTGGTTCTCCTAAGATATTTTGAAGCAGTATATCTTTTTTTAATTTATCTGTGTCGATTAACCGTATTCCTCAGCCCTCCTTGTATGGCTCTGGAGTCGGTTGCCATGCCGTAATCTCAATCCAATCATAATTGCTATCAAGATAATATCCGTCACAATCAATGAAGCACGTATCTTGCCATGTTGTTTCTCCGTTAGTAACCAATATTTCTTGTCCATCATCTGGCATTTTGCAGTCAAGCATATACCGTATATCATTTGATATGGATTCTTCTGCACGTTCTTTTTCTGATATCTGATGATATTTTACCGGAATCCACCCATTTTCTTTCTCGTCCTGTTCCAGATCGTCCAGAAGACTATTTACGATATCCAGCGCACTCCCTGGAAGCCCATGCTTATACTGTGATTTCTTTTCTATCTCAGCTTTGTATTGTTCTAATCTGGTTCGTACTCTGCTCATACAACCACCTCTTCAAAATGCTCATTTAGTATTTCTTGTGATATCTCAATCCATCTGTTAACATTTACTCCGTCAAGATGGATTTCTCCATCAATAATTTTTTCATTTCCTACTTCGTAAACTTCGCCAACCTCAATTTCCATGTATCCGTCAACGTAAAATCCATCACCATCGTATATATCTAACGTGAACGCTTTCACGCATTTATACTTCATGCTTCCACCTCGCTATCCTCTGGCATCTGGAACGTCATTCCATTTTTGAGCATTTCTCCAAGTTCTCCTGCATGTGCTTTGTTTTCTTCCGTTTTTGGCTTCATACTTAATATCCTACATACTTCTGGAATTACATATTTTGTGTATTCCGAATCTCCATAGGCTTCCTGAATCATGTCCAGTACTTTCATGGCTTTTTCTTTGGTGGAATATTTTCCTAAAATAAAATATCCTCCACTTCTCTGTGCATCCTGCCAACCCCAACATATAACAGTCAATGAATCTGGTAGTTTTAGATTGACTACAATGTTTTCAAACTTTAATAGTGCTGCTTTATCCTGACTTCTGATTAACATTTTGTGTCCTCCTTATCTTTCTCACAGAATCCTCTGTGTTCATGCACTGAATACTCGATTCCACAACTCTGTTTCATGTATGCGAGTTTTTTCTCCTGTTAATTCGCATTTGTGTTTTCTTGTATTCAGATACTTACAGGTTCCGTCACAGTAGCTCATTTTCGCCCTCCTTATTTTTGTCATGAAATTCTGCTTTCAATTATCGCAGGAGTTATTCCTGCTAATTCTAATTTTCGTATTGACTTTCTGAACACATAATCAATATTCTCTTTTTCTTTTATTGTTCCATCTTCTTTGAGATGTTTGTTAGGAATCCACACATTTTGATTAGTATGATTTATTACGAATCTCTTTGCTCTCATATTTTTGTATTTTCTGGAAATTAAATTAAGTGGGATTCCTTTGTAATATTGCGTTTTATAGTTCATGATTATTACTATCCTCCTTATCACTTACTCTTCGATTCCACTGTTCTACAGCTTCTTCTTCTGTTTCTCTCCAGCGTTCAACCATTCCATCACATTCTGCGCAAGCTACAAGATATTCTTTTCTTGAATCATTATATTCATTAATCAGCATTTCTGCCTTTCCTCCGCAAAACGGACAAGGTTTTAATTCCTCCATTTCCATCCTCACTTTCCATAACTTTTCAGAATTTCTGCAACTGCATTAATGTGTTCTGATAATGCGTCTAAATCTTCATCTTTAATTACTCTCAGCCCACGGCTCGACTTAAAATCTTCAATGGCATATACACCATCTCTGATCTCCTTGAATTTCTTTGCCATTTCACTTTCTTTTATGGCTTCGGAATCATATTTATAAAATGTCTCATATTTATCGTGTTCTCCGAACTTGTCGGTTTCGATTTTGGTTCGTTTAGGAGTTATACGAATGATCTTTGCCGGATACACCATGACGTGTCTAAAACTTGTTCCCCATCCACACCGTACTTCCCTTGCAACTCCAACTACATCTCCGACTTTTAAATCATTTTTATTTATCGGGTTTAATTTTACTATTACCATCCTCTTGCCATCCTCACTTTCCCCATGTAAGCAACTGACACGCTATTGTGCGGTTGGTACATGATTAATCGGTCTCTACCTTTGAATAACTCAATCTATACGCCCTCTGCTCTGTCGGATCCTCACTAACAAGCAATCCATTGTCTAAGAGCAAATTAAAGTGTTTTCTGGCAGTAGCCATTGAAATATCTAATCCATCTGCAATATTTCTTGTGGACGGCATATAGCGGTGTTTACGGTAATATTTCAGAATAAAATGATATACTGATTTATACATCTCCTGTCCCTCTTTGTGTTTGCGCTCTGTATTGTATTTTCCCATGGTCATTACCCCCAATCTTGTAATCCACTGCTATTGCCCTTTATTCCATTCCTCATAGCTGTTGTACGTCCATTTACTCCATAAGCTTCATGTAACCCTTTATGATATCCATTCCGATACTCCTTCTGGTTATTATGATATAATTCAATAAAATCATCGATATCATAATTTTCTTTTGGATTAGCTGTTGCGTATTCCTCTGCTTCCTTCTTTGTTCCGTAATTGCTCAATTCAGCACAACGGATAAATTCGCTTTTGTTCATGTCCATTTATTTCACCTCTAACCGTTAATACGGAATCTCAAATCAAGATTCAGCTCCTCTTTGATTGATCTTCTGTAATCCTCCCAGGTTGCCATATCATCCATCAGATAATCAGCCCCCCTGTCCATGCCGTCCATAAACTTCTGGCAGCGTTTCTGTCCAAATCCGAAATCATCATGCAAAACGGCAATTCCAAGGATTGTAAATGTATCAAGTGCCATTTCTTTAATCTTCTGCGCTGCTTTATCCAGGTCCTTACTGGCTAAAGAGGTATGTACTCCTGTAATGCCCCGGAATTTTATTTCCCTCTCAAGCGCTTCTATACCGCCATCTCTAACGATTCTGAGCGCCAAACCAAGACCATCCTCTCTTCCTCGCTCATACTCCTTCATTTTGTTCATTGGTTTTCTCCTTGTTCAGATTTTTAGCTTTCTTATGCATCTTGTCTAGATAATCCGCATAGGCTGTAAGCATGTGATCCACAAAGCCGTTTTTATTATATTTGTCCGATACAACGTGTATCTGCTCAACTACCTGCTGCCAGTATTCGTCTCTTTCTTCAATTCCGGCAGTTTGAAGGACCAGTGCCGGAAAGTCTATTTGTAAAAACTTTATGGTGTTCGGTATCTGCTCATGCGTCACTCTCATACTTATACACCTTCTTCTACCTCAAAACTCTGTTCAAGAAGTCGCTCGTTATCTTTGCTAAACGCCTTTATATAGCTCTGTTTTATCGGTCTGATAAAATGTATGCCATTAGCGGATTTTGCCCGGGAAACAGCCACATAGAACTGTCCAGGATCCCAACAACAAGGATCAATATTAATCTTTTCAAATGTCTGTCCCTGTGATTTATGAATACTGATCGCCCAGGCAAGTTTTACCGGGAACTGAGAGAATGATCCAACTTTCTTACGGACAATCTTCTCTTTCATGATCTTCTGACCATCCTTTTCTTGTTCAGATTCCTCGATAACCTGTTTCTCAATGTCTTTACTGTATCTGTACAAGTTAACTGTTTTACCCTTATCAGTCTTGATAACCAGATAGGATTCTTCAAATTCTCCGTTATCCACAATTTTCTGGATAATACCGATTGTTCCGTTTACGTAATTTCCGGACAGATCATTGACTGTAATCATCACTTTTGCACCGATGTTAAGAATTAAGTCCTCTCTGGCAAATGCAATGTTCTTGATATCAGCAGATGTCAGATCCCCGTCAACTGCTGCATGGAACACTTTTTCAATCTTTTTATCCAATTTCCCGAGGAAAGTATTATTAATCCGATCAGCTTCAGCATTTGTTCCAACCAGGAATGGTGCTTCTGGTATAACCTTGTCTGATTCGTTATTCTCCAGATATGCAATGGATTTTCTAATATTGTTGCCATATTTAATATCATTCAGCACATACTTAAATCCCTCATCATTCTGCCTGCATACCTCATCAAGTTTGATATATTCAAACCCCATTTCTTTCCAGTATTCAGACATGAAAGCATATCCGTGTTCGTACTTTCCACCCTTTCCATAATCAGATCCATACATCCGGCAGAGGATTTTACGATCATCTGTCGTGATAACTGGTGGAAGCTGGTAGAAATCCCCGATTACGATAAGCTGAACGTCTTCTTTATCCTCTCCGCCCAGAAGTCTGCCAACGGCTCTTTCTTCGTTCTCCGTGATGATTATCTTCGCAATCATATTAAACAGATCAAACCGGCACATACTGATTTCGTCAATAATAAGGATATCCGCTTCCTCCAACAGTTCAGCTCTGGATTTCACTTTTTTCTTGTAGTCCTCAAATTTGATTGAGATATTCAATGCACGATGCACGGTAGTCGCTCCGTATCCGATATTGTCCGCAGCTATTCCGGTAGTAGCAGATACCAGAACACTTTTACCAGCTTTTTCCGCCTCATCAATAAACGTTTGGATAACCGTTGTTTTACCTGTTCCTGCATCTCCTGTAAGGAAAACATTACTACCAGACAACATTGTGTCCAATGCGTACCGCTGTTTTTTATTAAGCTTCTCTTTTTCCATTTTTGTAACCACTCCTTATGCCTTAGTAACCAATTGTAACAATCTGAATTTTCATGCAATTTAATTTTATTTTTTTAATTTGTATAATCATTTTATTTTTGTAACCAATGTGTAACCAACTTTTCAACCACCTTGGTTACACCGCAAACCCTTATTTTATGCGGGTTTCAGAGTTGTGTAACCGTGTAACCAATGTAACCAAGGTTTTCCTATAGGAGATTGCAATGTATATATGATTTTTTTATATATTTTTTTATTCCCTATACACATGCTTTTCCGCGGGTTACATGGTTACATGGTTACAAATCATGAAAACGGAACACTTGTTCCAGTATTAGCAGGTATAAAATCAGCTTCAACATGCTCATTTTCTTGTTCGTCTTCAAGATCTTTTATATCAATAATCTTTACAGCAACAAGTCTCATTACGCTTCCCCCATCTCTTTTTATTACCGTATCCCTTTTTCCCGTATGCTTAATTAATTCTCGATTAATCGCCCATGCTGAAAAGGCTTTTCTGGAGAATCCGTTGTTCCTTAGGAGATTTTCAAGAGGTTTCGGATAAAAATATACATATACATCTCCATACTCATCTGGTGTTTCCTTAAATCCCCACTGATCGCAACTGAATTGCGCATCAAAGTGCTGCCCGTACACAGAAAGACTTTCGATGATAAATTCATAGCATCTCTGTCCTTCCGATACGTCTTTCTTGCGTGTAGGTATGTCCACAACATCCTCGACTGTCAGCTCACGTCCATCCTTAAATATGAAATCTGTAGCTAATTTATCCGCCAACAGAAGAGTAGATATAGCCATGACCTGTTTTGCCGGAAAATTATATCCATCAAAGCCCTTTTCAATCTCAGACTTCATTTCTTTTAACTCATCCGGTGTAAATTTTTTAAGATTTCCAACAAATACTCTTCCAGCAAAGCCATAATTTTTCATTACAGTGCTATTAATTTCTGCTGGATTCTCATAAATATCTTCGCAGCACTCAATTTCAATAATTCTGTTGATTGCTCCACCGGAATCCGCAAATTCTGAAATAGGATTCTCGCCGTTGCAGATAGTGACACAATTCCAAGTTTTTTCTTCTGCAACACCAAGATCTTTGTTTGAACGCCCTTTTCCTTTCCCGGCGCAAAGATTATAAATCAATGATTCGTAGTTATCCTGCACGTACTTAGATGCGTTTTTAGAATCATCTAACACCATCGGCAAACTATTGAGCATATCTGCACGAATTTCCAAATTTGTATCGCTTGCTCTGAAATTTCCCACATAAGCTCCTGGAGCAGGATCCCCCCAGATAGAAGCGGCTATGTTAATGGTCACCGTTTTGCCTCCACCTGTCTGCCCATAGAAATCTACGATGAATGGCAGTGCATTAAGTGGATGTATAAGAACACTTGCAAAAGATGCTGCCAGTGCTATTCGTGGTTCTAACCGCCCACATGATCGCAGTTCCTTAGCTAACGTCACCCACTTGTAGTAATCTCCACCTTCCTGTATACTCTGGAATAGCGTTCTAAAGCGGTATTCGCCATCGAAAACAATTGAAAGATCGTACGGGACAAATACATCACCATGCCACCCAAGCTTACTCGTAGAACGTTGTATGTCTATCATATCGGCATTATACATTTCTACATCAGATAAATATTTTATGAGGAGTTTTGCATTCTCCGCATTAACTTGAACTCCATAATCAACAAGCTCGACAATTTTTTGTGTCGAAGCTATATTGCTTTTAGGAACAGTCATTTCAGACCAAAGTCCATCTCTTTTAAAAGCTATGGTTATCTGTTCCTTATTGGTTTCAAGATTCTTTAATCTTTTGATTGGCATTATTGGATGGTGGCACACAAGTTCCCTTGCCTTGGATGTCTCAGAAGAAAATATTCCGTTTTCTGTAGCTATCCAGCTTCCGCAAGCCATGTTAGGATATTCTTTTCCAATATCATCCTCATAAAAATTTGTAATATTTTCTACAGTTTGCAAAGAACGATTTGCTTTTTCTTCCTTTTCTTTGTCCTGTTCTGCTTTCTGGAATTCTTTTATGAATTCCTCGGCTATGCTTTTTACTCTTAAGCTCTTCGCTCTGTCCATTAACTTAAATTTAGCTTCCGAACGGTCAATTTTATTTTTTATTGAAAAAAGTTCTTCATATAACTGTTTCTGCATAAAATCATTTGCTTGCAAATTTTCAATATTTTCAAGAATGCTTCTCACCTCCTGCCTTAGCTGACAATATTTCATATCTGCTTCTTTCTTTTTCAAGGTTGAACTGGCACATATACCACTCTTCTGAATCAGGAGGGAACGTTTTTAGTGCTGTTTCGTACATGAGTATGTTCTTTTCTACCTGCTCAAGCTCGTTTGGGACCTGAACGGGATTGTATTTTTTTGCTTTTATATCCCGCATTTCATGTCTGATCTGGTTACGACTTTTACCTTTTTTAGAGATATAAGTACCACCCAGCTCGATAAATGCAGTGCTAAAAGGGACGGATTCGTATTGCATCACGAAATCAAACACATCGCCGCCGATTCCGCAGCCGAAACAATAAAAGGAATCATCGTAAATCTTGCATGACGCTGACTTTTCCTTGTGAAAAGGGCAACATATAAATCCCGCTCTGTTCGGTTTTAATCCATACCTGGAAAGAATTTCCGGCATTTTCACTGACTGTTTAATTTCTTCTTTTGTCATGATAGCAGCTCCACGATTCGCCGCCCGGTTTCTTCTTTTGTACAGAATTCAAATCGGACACCGTATTTATCTCTGATCGTGCAAAGAGATTTGTACAACTGGCAACCATCAACAGCCTTGTCCGATATTACAGTCTTAACCTTTTTACCGTTTACTGTCTTCCAGATAACTTTATGTTTCCTTGGATTCTCCCAGAAATACACGTCACCTACACTCTTGATATCTGGCCCATGTTCGCAAAGAATAATTAGCTGTATACCTGCTTCACGGGCTCTGATAAGCTCTGCCTTTAATCTTTCGTGTTGCTGGCAGACATTTCCACATAGCTCTTGTAAATCCTTCTTACGGTCAATACAGAGCTTTGCGTTGTCAAGCGACTGATAATCTCCACAATATAACTTTGATCTGAAATACTGCACTCCAAGGTCATCAAACTGTTTTTGAATCCGTTCCCATTCCTTTTTGTGTTCTCTTGTGTCTGCTTGTATAACCATTAAAAACACATCCTTTTAATTGAACGGAAGGACATCATCTGCCACGCTGTCTGGAATACTCATGAAGTCCGTACCTGCCGGATTCGCTACCATGATAGCTTCTTCCTTCAGATGATCGTCATAGGCTTTTGTGGTGCGTTCTTCTGGGATATCTGCGTCCTTAATTCCTTCCACACTGCGGAACCGTGCAAGCTTGTGACGTTTTACTTCTTTATTGTCGTACCAGTCTTTCTCCAGACGGAAGATGCCGCCGATCAGTTTTCCCTTAAACTGCTGTCCGAAGTTGTCACCCCACTTAACAGCAAATCCCGGATTTGACTTTTCTACGCATGTGATAAATGTTTTAAGGTTACGGACACCATACTCTACACTCTCGTCAATAACCATGTAGTTTGTACCGGCATTCGGATATTTCTTGTCTGGACGAATATCGTTCTCAAACTGCTTCATAAAGTAACCTGCCTGCTCGTCTCCATCTGCAAAATCAAACAAGATAACAAGCATATCAAGTCCGCCCTGGGATTTTTTCTCTGATACCTGCTTAATTACCATCTTGTGTCCGCCGAGTGTAATAGGTTCAAATTCTCCTGCTGCCTGTGTTGTATCATAGCTATTTGGTTTCTGCATTGTCTGCTCCTCCTAATTCGTAATAATCTCTAATAATCTTGTCTACTGCTGCCAGATCATTGTCTATGGTCAGTGAATCAAACATACCAATTGGTGATTTGCTGACAGCTCCCTGACTTGCCTGAGTGACAAATAAATGTTTTCCACTTTCTTCAATGCAGCGGAGAACTATTGTAAACATGCCCTCTACGCAAACTTTTTCATCCAAAAGCTTTCCTATTGTCTTTGGTTTTACGTCTCCAGAATCATCCTTATCTTCGTGCATCATAAGATATACGACTTTGCTTTCCGGAACCTTTGTCACAATGAACTGAATCAGATTCCAGAAATAATCACCAATGTCATTGTAAAGTGAAAATACTGCATTACCTTTTCCGGCAGAAGCATGTCCTCTCATAAAGTGGTTGGTGATAAGATATCCAGCATCATCAATCACAATAGAATCAGCTTTTGATGCAATCAGGCACTTCATTACCTGCTGGTAATCATCTGTAAACCATCCGTCAATTTTCCCCTTGAATGGAAGTGGCTTGTTTAATACTCTGATAAGGTTCCAGTTTTTGTTTTGACAGTTTCTAAGACTGGTACTTTTGCCAGAACCAGATTTTCCTATAATTAATACGGGTGTTGCGATAAGTCATTCCTCCTTGTCATAAACTACATGCTTGCTGCCCTCAACGATCAGTAAACTTGCGATATCTTTCATTGATAAGGTTGATTCGTTATAGATTTCAACCAGTGCATTGTAAGCACCTGTTGATACTTTCACGACCGGGTTGTCCTTATCGGTTGCCGGCTGCTTCTTCCTTGCCGGAATACGGATTTCAAATTCACTCACTAATACTTTCCTCCTTATATGATTTTTGAGCCGTTAAAAGCCCATTTAAGGCCTGTACGTAGCTTGCCAATGTTCTTGCCTTGTATGATTCTTCTATCGGATTATCCGGCACAATAGCAAGCTGAGTGTCAATCAATCTAACAATCTCATTAATGCGTTCTTCCATGTTTACACCGCCTTAAAAAAGCAATACAGGTTGTCTGATCTGTCGCCCTCTCCTGGAACAATCTTTCCATCTTCCTTTCGGTCTCCAGCGTGATATTCGATTCTGTCCAGGTACATGTCCGCATTTTCATAATCAAGGATATTGTCTCCTCGACTCTGCATTTCCCGGAGAAGATCATTGATTATCTGTGCCAGGGTGAGTGTAGGTAGCATTCTGAGCATTGATGTCTCATACATCATTAGCATTCACCTCTTCTTCAAGAAGTCTAAGTATGTGAGTTTTAGCTTTTTCAAACTGTCTACGATTAAATTTTTCTTGCGCGTCACTTAATAAGAGCGTGTATAATCCATCATATCCATGATCCTTTTCAAAACCTCTATCCATGATATAGATGTTAACAGATCCAGTTCCAGTGCTAATATCAATGGATAAATAAGCAGGTGTTTCATTATAAATACGTTCTCCGAGATCGATAATCTCCTTAATCATTTTCCACAACATTTCCATTCTCCTTTCTCAAAGCAGTGCTAAATACGTAAACAGTGCGAATACGATACTTGCCAGGATCTGCTGCAAGTTCTTCTCCCACATCCACACCGGAAGAAAAGTAAGCAGAATCCCAATAATCGCACTGACTACGATATCCTTTCTGTTCTGTCTAGGTGATTTCATTCTTTTTCCCTCCAAAAAAGAAAAAGATTACAGACTGTAAGCAATATACCAGAAGATATTAGTAATGATTAACAGCGCGGCAGTCAAAAGCCATGCACTGAACCACTTCTTAGTCTCTCTCTTTGCTTTTTTCACGATTTCGGTAGCTAGCATTGTTTCCAAATCGTTCCATGTAATCTTTTCGTTGTTTGTTGCATTTTTTTTAATTTCCATATTATTTTCCTCTCGCTTAATATTGACTTTTTAGCGGATAGAGGATTATAATTTACCTGTATCCACTAAGGTTGGTTTAGTGGCTTACTGCTCCGGGGTGGAGGTCGTGACTCCCTCCGGGGCGCTTATGCCAAATTTGCTTCTTTTCTTCTGTAGTAGTCCAAGATAATTCTTGAGCATTCATCGACAATCCTTTGATTGTCCTCAGCTGTGTTGTCTTTGCAGTAATCATCATGTATTCTGATTACCCCAGACCCCATTTTGATTGTTTTGATTACTGCCATTGCAATTTCCCCCTTCTACGATAGATTATGATGCTTCTTCTATTTTGCTTCTTCTGCAAAATGTTTCTCCATGAGATCGGCAATCATCAAGTATTCTTCGGCGATTTTGCCTTTTCTGGTATTTTTCACCTGTTCGCAGAACTCTGGAATTGTTCCATAGAAGCAGCCGCAAGACACTTTAACTTGTTTGTCCTTACATCTGAAGAATGTAGTTGTGCGGAATTGAGTACCGAATCCATGAATAGTTGCGTAATCTGCATTGTCGGACACCTCTGCATTGCCGGACACCCTTGCATTGTCGGACACCTCTGCATTGCCGAACACCCTTGCATTGCCGGACACCCATGCATTGCCGAACACCCATGCATTGCCGAACACCCTTGCATTGCCGGACACCTCTGCATTGCCGGACACCTCTGCATTGTCGAACACCTCTGCATTGTCGAACACCCATGCATCGCCGGACTGGTTTACATTTTCTTCTTTTTCTACCCATCCGCCAGTTTCTCCAGTTTTTACAACTCCAAATGAAACGAGCGCCTTGATTCGGAAAAGTTTCTTTCCGAAAATGTTAATTTTGGTTTCTGATGTTAATTCAAATTTCTTCATTTTCTTCCTCCTCTTTAATTACTGTGAAGTTGCAGTTTCTTTCTTATCTGATTCTTGCTCCAGATTATTCTAAGAAAAAACTTTCCGTATTCTTCTCGAATAATGTCTTGCCATTCAGATTAGCTCGAATCTCATATTTATGATCTTGATATTGACTCTCTTGAAGAATCTGGGCTAAAATGTCGTTTGGAGTAACCAATTGACATGTAAAAGTAGCTTGCGGACATTGAAGTTGTGACTCAATATCTGATATTCTCTTTTCAAGAGAACGGATCTTTTTCCTGGTTGATTTGCTCAACTGTTTTCACCTCCCTACCTTGACTTTTTATATTTGTTCTCCTATCCTGTAAGCGCAGGCACTGGAATGCTGAGTATTGAGGAAAGGAGACGAATATGGTTGAAACAATTACACGACTGTATCATTGCCACAAGATTCACAAGCATGTGACTGTTTATGAAGAGTATGAGGTTTCTGGTAACAGCCGCCGCCTACTGCGGTGCTCATGTCCATATCATCAATACACGGAAATGAAGCCGCACTGTGATGGGTATAATGATCATGGTTTTCAATGTGGTTATGCAAAAAATCAATAACCAGGCTCACTAACTCATCTGGTCGCTCACTGGGCGATAGGTAACAGTAAAGCCGTAAGTCACATTTGCAACAGTCTCCACCAGATTCTTTGCAGTGTTGGCTGACGGCTTTGTTAAATTGTAATGCGTCCATTGTTTTCACCTCCATGTTAAGAACTTTCTTTCTGTGCCTTATCAGAATCATCTGGCTTATTCTCAGAAAAACTTTCCGTCTTACCGAGAATGTATCCCTTGTCAAATTCTGACATATTAGGAATCACGTTTTTCAACTTTTCAACGATTCTTTTTTCTTTTTCTGACATATACGCACCTCTTTTCTTGTGATATACTCTCCTGTAAAGGAGGTGTTCATTTGATAACAAGATATCAATATAAAATATTGAAAAAAGCTTTAAGAAATTGTGGATTTACTCCTGGTAATCAGCACGAAGCAGATGCTTGCAGATACCTTTTCAACAAAAAATGCTTTATGCGCTCAAGATTGCGAGAGTACGAATATGAAATCACGCAAGCAGGAGAAGTTGCCATGAAAGCATATTTCCAAGATATATCCAGATTTTGGATAACAACTGTTCTGTCCATCATTGCGCTGATTACCGGTCTTTTCTCAATCTCTATACAATCAGAGCCACTATTGAAATTGTTAGAGCAATTATTGAAATAACTGTTAAAACGTGTGTGCAGATGGATAATGATTTCACATATCGTGAATATATTCCGAACTGCTCTTTCAGATATTCGTTATCTGTCTGCTCACTTGGAATTTCTTCAGCATAGTTATGGCGGGAACAGCAGCTATTTTGTGTTTCAGATTCCATTAGTATCTGCTCCACCTGACTCCATACGCCTGACGTTTTTAATTTCGACCAGTCTTGGCTCGTCATTTTGAGTTGAACTGAAACCTGACCGAGAATATTTTCACTGACGGTGCAGTCTAACATTTTTCTTCACCTCCTTCGTTGTACTTTGTACACTCTTAATATAATACTATGTACAACTTTTGTCAAGAACTATTTTTGTACATTGTACAATTTTTATTATTTACTTTTTTAATTATGTGGTGTATAATCTTATTTGAAAGGAGGTGTACGAATTGAAAAACAGAATAAAGCAAATAAGAAATTCTAATCCTAATTGGAAGAGTCAAGATTTATTTGCAAGCTTTTTGGGAATACCAAAGGCAAATTTATCTAGTTATGAAACTGGAAGAAGAACTCCTACAGACGCAGTAATTCAATTAATCTGCGAGAAATGTTCTGTAAACGAAGAATGGTTAAGGAATGGAACTGGAGAACCGTTTCAACCAGAGAACAAAAACGATGAAATTTCTAAGTTGTTCGGAAATGTTCTAAAGTCTAGTGATGATGATTTTAAATACCGTCTCATCAATGCTCTAGCAAAGCTGGATGATTCTGGATGGGATAACTTAGAAAAGCTCCTAGACACGATTTACGAAAAGAAATAAGAAAATAGCCAAGGGCAATGCGCAAACCCTTGGCTTTTCTTTTTAACCGATTAATGTTTTTATGAAAATGTATATTGACCTCAGCCAACATCTGTTTTCTATCTTTTGTATCATTTCAATAATTTCCTTTTTGTAATCCATTTTCCGTCCCTCCCAATATCGCACAATAAGAACATTTGTTCTCTTTTTATTTCATTATACCCTCTTCTCAGCGATATAGAACGGACTGGATCATACTTCTTGCCCTCTGCTTAAAAAGTGTTCCCTCCATTTGTCTTGAACGATTGAAAAAGAAATGGCATTTGCATTCCGCAGAAATATTGTTGCTTTTATTCACAATAAATGGCTGCTGCTCTGCTTCAGATACAACCGCCTGTGTATAATTATGTATTACGTATTGATTATTGGCACTTGCCTTAATAATCACTTCGGAATCTGTTGGATCAATGCTCTCACATAGCGGCGCGCGTACAGAAAATGTGAGCATTATCCCAAACAGAAAAAATATAACCAGCTTTTTTATTCCTTTCATAAAATCCCTCCAAAATTAGTTTATATTATACTCTCAATATAACAATTATACAATATCTCAATCTTGCACAAATTTTCTTACATTAATGCTGTATTTGACGAAAATCGAGAAAATTCTACATTTCCCAACAAAAAAAGAACTGAGGAGTTAAGTCCCCAGTTCCATTTTTTTTAAGATATAAAATCACTATTGTTATAAGATTTATTTTTTACAACGACTTTTACTTTTTTACTGATTTTCCCAGCTTTTACAGTGATGTAAGCCGTTCCTTTCTTTTTAGCAACTACTTTGCCTTTTTTATTTACAGTTGCAATCTTTTTATTAGATGATTTGAAACTAATCTTATCAGCTGCATTAAATGGAGTCTTACTTGCCTTTAAAGTAAAACTTTTTCCTTTTACCAGATTAATCACTGTTTTATTTACCATCAATTTAGTAGTTTTTACCGCCTTGCTCTGTACGGTAAGATTAATATTTACAGTAAATCCGCTTGCTAGTGTTGCTGTAAGAGTAGTCTTTCCTGTTTTCTTCAGAGCTGTTATTTTAAATGTTCCATCCTGTTTGATGTTGCTGATTTTTACGAGCTTTTTATTTTTAGGAATAACCGATTTTAAATAATCTCCTTTTGCCATACCAGTAATTTTTACTGCAGCTGTGCTTTTTCCTTTTTGCAGAATAACACTTTTATAATTAGCACTTCCTGTTGGTGATAAAATATCTCCGTACTTAACATCTCGTGATCCGCACCTCAAACAATATCTAGCCATCTCTGATCTGGACATTATGGTTGCTGTTTTTTCAGTTTCCCAATCACTCCATTTATGCCCTAATGCTTGCGCTAAGACCTGTCCACATTCAATGCATTTCTGTGATTCTGTACAGGTTGCTTCTGTTCCAGGAGTGTGATCTCCGCTCTTAACAAGAATAGCTCCACACACCGTACACTTTTGAGGTTTTGTACATGTTGCTTTTATTCCTGGCTTATGTCCTAGTGCGGCTGTCAGAACTTTCCCACATTCCGTACATTTCTGTGGCGTGGTACATGTTGCAGCTGGTCCCGGCTCATGCTGCCCGATTGTGCATCCGCTTACAGTAGGTACTGGAACTTTTACATCGTACAGATCAGCAACCTCGACACTTTTAGAATGAACAATTCCTTTATTATAAAAATTTCCTCTTGGATAATATACAACTTGTCCATCAACCATATGTGATGCTCTTTTTTCCAGAACATTGTTATTGTAATAGTTACGGCAATAAACATTACCAGATACATTAATTGTTCCGTAATTATAAAAACTTCCGAAAATATACAAATTGCCCTTAACAGTTAAATCACCGTAAAATGTATAAGTGGCATTATCCCCAATATACATGTTTCTCGCGACAACTCTTCCACTATACTCCATGATGTCATTGTTTGTTACAAAATCCCCTTCTTCTGTAGTTCCCATTGATACATTGATCCTGGATGCATATACAGGAGCTGCTACGCTGATTCCAGCCAGAAGCATAATTAATAGTAAACATTTTCTTATCTTTTTCATGTTAACTTTCCTCCCTTTGTTTTGATTATATTATACTATTGCAGTTAGAAAAAAGATAGATGGATTTTTGCTGAAAGCTTTTATATTTACTTATGTTTTGTTACATGTTATTATATTTTTACACAAAAAACCGACTCCTGCGACCAACAGGAACCGGTTTAATAAATAAGATAATCTCGGAGAAAATCTTACCTGCACCATGATTATATCATCTCCTGGATTATCACACAAGTAAAAAAAGGAGAATGATAAAATGAATGAATCAGTATGCATCTATCTAAGGAAATCCAGGGCCGATCGGGAAGCTGAAGCACATGGAGAGGGTGAAACACTTGCCAGACATGAACGGATCCTGTTAGACCTTGCGAAGAAAAAAGAGTACATTGTGGGCGCAATTTACCGCGAAGTGGTATCTGGAGAAACTATCGCCGACCGCCCTGTCATGCAGCAACTCCTCCGCGAAGTAGAATCCGGCATGTGGGATGGTGTTTTGGTTGTCGAAGTAGAGCGTCTTGCCAGAGGTGATACTATCGACCAAGGCGTTGTATCCAGGGCTTTCCAGTATTCTGACACGAAAATTATTACCCCCACAAAAATATATGATCCAAACAATGAATTTGATGAAGAATATTTTGAGTTTGGACTATTTATGAGCCGAAGAGAATATAAAACCATCAAGCGCCGACTGAACGCCGGAAGGATCTCATCAGTAAAAGAAGGAAAATACTGTGGTAACAAACCACCTTACGGATACGAAAGAGTAAAACTTGAAAAAGAAAAAGGCTATACTCTCCGACCTGTTCCGACTCAAGCTGAGATTGTAAAAATGATCTACACCTGGTATGCCGGTGATGGCTGCGAACAAATTGGAGTTGCGAAGATTGTACGGAAATTAAATGAAATGGGAATTGAATCTGCATTGGGCGATGACTGGACTCCTGCCAGTATACAGGGAATTCTAACAAATCCGGTATACATCGGGAAAATCCGATGGAATGGGCGAAAAACTGTAAAAACTATACAGAATGGCCAGGTAATTAAAACACGTCCTCGATCAAAAGATACTCTTATTTGTGATGGATTGCATCCGGCTATTATATCGGAAGATCTGTATAATTCCGTCCAGGAAATTCGAAAAAAGAACCCGCCTCGCCCAATCAGTATAAAAAACTCAATCCGCAACCCGCTTTCCGGAATTGTCTATTGCAGCAAATGCGGTCGTGCCATGGTTCGCCGTCCTTATCAAAAGCGCGGGCAGGAAGATACCCTCATGTGTCCATATACGTCTTGCACCACAGTAAGCAGCAAGTTGTCTTTAGTCGAAAAAGCTGTGATTGATGGAATTAGGGAGATTGTGGAGGAATATAAGTTAAACAATGATATTAATACATCTTCAAAGGCTATTGATTGCGGAATAACTTCTAAGCAGAATCTCATACATGAGAAAGAAAACGAGCTGGAAAGCTTAAACGCCCAAAAAGCAAAACAATATGACCTACTCGAACAGGGTATCTATACCACTGAGGTTTTCCTTGAACGTGCCAAAACAATAGCCGCATCTATCCAGTCATGCTCCGATACTATAGAAAAATTAAAAGAAGAAATCAAACATGACGAGAACATTATAAAACAACGGTCGGATTTTATCCCGCGTTGCGAAGAGTTGCTTGATAATTATTGGAGCCTTGACACGGAATCGAAGAATAAAATGCTTAAGAGTTTGATTGAAAAGGTTACATACTCAAAAGATACCAAAAATGCTTATGGGAAAGGCAACGAGATTGGTTTTCAGCTAGACATTTTCCCAAAAATTCAAAAGAATAATTAATGATATCTTCTATGTGCTGACGAACTGGCTCATTGATGTTATCAGTAATTATAAAAAGAAAGTCCCGGGGAATTAACCCCGGGATATTTTTTACTGTTTCTTAATATATTTTGCAGATACAAAGCCATAATACTTTCCTGCAATACGGATATAATACCATTTGCTGCCGTTTTTATCTTTCTGTGTATAATTCATAACTTCTACTTCGTTGCCCTGGTTAAGAGTTGGGTATTTTTTGATGTTCGGGTACTCAGTTCCAGCCCAGGTACGCACATTAAGCACAGTGGCGGTTACATTCCCCTTGAAAAGCACCTGTGTCTTGTCCTGTTTTCCTGTAATGGTAGCGGATGCGGGGCCACCCTCCTTTGCCAGATATCCAGTCCAGATCCAGCCAATACCGATACCGGAAACTTTTACATGCGTCCACTTTCCGCTTGTCTTTCCGTCAATTTCAACAACGGTTCCTTTATTGATTGAACCCATAACGTAAGCATTCGGTGTCTCGCGGACATACAAGTCATTCACGGTTGCAGTTCTGATTCCAGTCTTTTTCCATGTGGCTGTATCTTCGTAGGATTCCCAATCAATCCAAACATATCCATCAATGGAAGAATCATCAATAGCGTAGGATTTATTTCGTACCGCTCCGCCATTTGCTACTACTCCAGCTGCACTAGAAGTATTTCCTTCATTTGTATAGATTCTCGAGCTATCAAAACTCTGCACACTTCCAACATGGGAGCCATTGCGGAAGATTACAAGCGCACCTACCTTTGGAGTATTGCGCCAAGTACCTTTTTTCTTAGCCCAATTAGTGATTGATACGCAATTGTAAAATCCTCCACCCATAATCTGTAAGGCTTTTGTGATTCCTAGGATTTTCACCAATTTCCAAAACTGATATTCCGCACACCACGGCTGTCCCTGGCATCCTGGCTGCCCCCAGGAATTTACATCGCGGGCGAATTTGGTGTAATTGTTATATCCTGCATTTTTCTTAAAATCATCCAGATAGGCATTACTTTTCTTTTCAAGATATCCGCCGTTTGATGCGTAATAATCACCAAGGTTTAAAAATTCTTGTAATTTGCTCATTGTATCATTCCTTTCATGTTGATAAGTACATAATACAGCGAGCAATTGTGAATTTCAGCCCCACATTTTGTACAATATACCTACCATGATTAAATTCTCTGTCATAATGACATCACCTCCTTACCACAAGTATAGCTGTACCGTGATAAGGAGGCTATAATTTCCGCAGCTCTCTAACACATAAAATAGTGAGACCAAAAAATACATTAGCAGAGCTGAATATATAAAAACCGAAAATAATCGTACTCTATATCGTATTGCACCAATCGTTTCAGATATTAGCGTATTGTGCATTAATAGAACTGGGCTTTATCTTATAACTCTCGGACAAACTGGTGGAGTATTTAATAATGCATCAGTAAAAAAAATATATGAAGGTGGAAATGATGCCAAAATTCAAATTGGTGAGAATAGAAAAAGTATAATTTTTGAATGTGATATATATTCCAATCCTATTTTTATTAGTGTTTTTAAATAACCTTGTATAATTATTATTTTAGTAAAGTAATCGTCAGATTGTCGCCTGATGATAATACCATTCCATGAAGCCATTCAAGAGATTTGCTTTTAAATGTGACTGTTTTAAAATCTGTAGAAACAGATATTAACAGATCATTGTCTTGGAATGAGTGGAAAAAGCTTGTTTCTTAATACAAAATCTTTTTACACGATACCCAATTATTACTTGACTTATAGGCTACAGTGATTTGATTAGTATTAGCAAAAATTGCGCAAGCGTCAGAGCCGTATGTAGAAGGTAAAAAAATTCCAAAAGACCATGCTGGAATTTTCTCACCAGTATTTCCCACGTTAACACTTGTTCCTCCAACACTTAATAATTTTGCCTTAGTTCCATCCGGCATTTGCGTAATTCTCTCGGCAATATTGGGAAGCGAGTCACTATTTAGTTGGTTGAGCGCACCCACAATTGTTTTATTGCTAGTCTGCAATTCCGAAATGGTAGCCTCATTTAATTTCTTAGCTACCCACTTCCAGAAAGTACCAAAAAGGAGTTTTTTATTCTTTCCATCTGCAGAATCACGAACCATCACTTCGTCTGCGTCTACTGGTGTTGCTGTTTTTTCGGTGTAGTTGTTCCAATTGTTATTTGCCATAGTCTTATACCTCCGTTGAAATATGTTGTTTGATAAGTTGTTTCAATTCTTCTAGCTCCGCTTTCACGGAATCAAGCTCAGATTGTATATCTTTGACTTTCTCATGCTCGTTCTTCAACATGGCGAACATACAGGGAATCATAATACGGTAGTTCCAGTTCTCAGCACGTCCTTTTTCGTCATGGTCAACGGCAATCGGGAACCTGCGGTCAATATCCTCTGCAATGAACATTGGCATTTCTTTACCGCACCGTTCATCTTGTTCCATAAGATATCCGTCTTTGTATTTCGCCCAGATTACTTTGATTTTATAGAGGTCTTCCAGTTCGTCTTCTTTTACGGTTTTCCCGAGTACTTTATAATGCATAGAGGATGATGCAATTGTTCCGACATCTCCATTATTATTTTTCCCCAAGTTACTACCGGTTATGAGCTTAGGCATTTCTGGCACATTGAGAGTCAGAGAACTGCTTCCGGTTGTCTCAACTTTCATCCTAGATACTGTTTTTAAAAGAAGACCAGCTTGTTTGCTCTCCAAAACAGTCCAATATCCATCAGAGTATTGCGCGGATAAATCAAGAAGTCCATGAACATGGGAGGAATCGTAACCAGCTGTAGCTACAGACTCATTTATCTGGAACCACTCTTTTCCCTTGAAGTTTTTAAACCCAACAGAGTTATCTATTTGAGCTATTATATTTCCATTCGCGTCGTACACCTCAAAGGTGCCATATCCATTATTCGGACCGCCAAGCTTTAACGTTCCGCCCTTCGCATAAGTGAACGAAATATATAACTGGTTGCCCTCTTTATAAATTCCTTTCATGGAACCATTATTTGTAAGAAGATTAAATATCTCTTCATGGGTAAGTGCGTCCACATCTATCACCACAGGGACAGATTGCATATCCAGCTGATTTGTAGTTCCATCTGCTGCATACAGGATAAATCTAACAGACACAATGCTTCTATCCAGTGAGCTAACAGTATAACTTTTACTCGGCTCATTTACAGTTGAAACCAATACGTTTGTAAATGTAGAGCCATCCATGGAAGTCTGCACATACCATCTACCGGAATATGCCGTTCTTGTAGCACTGTCACCATCTCGATAATAAGCTTTTGCCGTAATTGTACTTGGTACAACCTTGTCATTCTGACCTCGTTTTAGGATATTAGATGAAAGCTCGATAAAATATGTCCTGCCAGGTACACCTTGTTCTCCTTTATCGCCCTGTTCACCTTTTATCTTCGTCCAGCTATATTTTGTCGGGTCAATGGAATCATCCGGCGTGTCGTAATCAGTATATTGGCCAATATACTGCTTTCCGGCGCTGACAACTACATCAAAGCCAGTTTTTCCGTCAGCACTATTCGCATAAGCTATGTGGAAATATGGCGTCTTTCCGTCCGCACCTGCTTTTCCAGGGATGCCTTGTGCGCCATTCGCGCCTTTTACAAGTGTCCACGCGTAATCATCTGGATTAGTACTATCTTGCTCGGTAAAATCCGCATACATACCGATATACTCACGATTACTGTCCGACACAGAGAAATCTGTTTTTCCATCAGCACTGTTTGCATAGGCTAAGTGTGTTCGCTGGGATAATCCATTAGAACCTTGGTATCTGCTCCAAGTGTAATCTGATGGGTTATTACTTCCCACTTCTGCTCCAGATTTTAAAAATCCAATATAGGGAATTTCTTCAAGTGAAATGCAAATAGCGTTCCCATCTGTATCACAAATAACATTCCCATCGGAATCAAGCCAAAGTACATATTGAGGATTATCCGTCATGTCCTCGCCATTCGGCATAGAAGAGTATCGTATTGATGGGGATACGCCTGGAATACCCTGATCTCCTTTCGGTCCCTGGAGGCCGTCAACGCCATCTTTGCCGGCGTAAATTTTAGCCAGCGAAAATCTCTTAACTACTGATAGAACGCTGATATATGTTGCTTTAATATCTACCCATCCATCGTCAGCGGATAATGCTGTTACCGTGTATGTCTTAGTTGAATTGTCCCAGGATCCTGTTACGCTATCTGATTTGATAATTGTAAACTTACAATCAGATGTAATATCCTGTGTTCCGTACATTACGACCGCCTGTGTACTCACGTTACTAGGAAACGTTCCATAATTTCCATCAGAATCAACAGAAACGCCTTGGTATTCGTTGCTCAACTGCAATGTCATATTCTTTGCAAGAGCAGCTGCTTCCTGCGCGGATTTAGCTGCCGCTAAAGCATCCTCGGAATCCTGTAATGCTTTTGTTACGTCCGTGTCTTTTAATCTTTCCCAGTAATACCCTTTTCCATCATTGCGGAATCTGTAAGCATGGCTGTCTCCATCATAATACAGATCACCTACATGCTTACTCATTTCTGTATCAGTTAGCCACTCGTTTGCCGGGTAATTGCTAAGTGTAGGTGCAGGAGTCCCGGTCCAGGTATTGATATTTCCGTCAATCTGACCTTGCATACTGTTTAACAGTCCGTCCAAAGGTGATGCACCGATTCGCACGGATGCGCCGTCAATTACAATCTGGTTATTATCAATATCGGCTGAAAAGATAATCTTTCCGTTTGTGTCACGAACGATCAGCGCGCCGGCATTGATGTAGCTTGCATTGATTCCCTCGGCGTATAGCAGTCTTGTAATCATTTCTCCTGTAACAGTAAATCCATAAGGATAGGTTTTTCCACCATCTGTAGAAATTCCAATAGCTTCCGCCGTGAGTTTCCATACAATATCTGATTCTTCCAGAGTCGGCTTATTGTGCATATAATAGATTACACTACCGTCGTCCCGTGGATCTTCTGTCATATAAAGCCCGCCAGACTCCTTAAGCGTATTTGCTAGCCTTTCAACGGCTTTTTCGCGCTCTGTGCGTTCATCCTTAACAAGTTGTCTAGCTTCTACCAGTGCTTTTGTAGCTTCCGACATATATGTGCTGCTATTTCGGATGGGATCATCTGCCTGCGTTTTTACAGTGGTAATGCCATTTAACGGAGATGATACATTGGTAATAGGTGTGAGATATTTATTGCCGTTTCGGTCAAAACTGTATGCCATGTCGCCAAACTCTAACAGAGGATTATAAATCAGATCCCCTTGCAGATTTCGGAATCTGGCCCCGACCAGATTACCGCCAATCCATGCTGCTACAGTTCCGAGGTCACTGTCAGACAGAAGATTGTTTTCTAACTCCAACACATATCCAGTAGTTCCAAACAGGGATTCTGATTCTTTGTTTTTTACTCTGATACCAGTAATTACAATATCATCACTGGAAAGTGTAGGGCTATTCACGTAATCCTCTAGTTTAATTGGAACCAAGGAGCCGTTTTCGACAGCTCCAAAATTCCACTTAATAAATTGCAAATACCCTCTATTGTCAATCCTGGCGTTTGCTGTCTCCAACATTGCCGCCCAACCGATCAATTGACGGAATGTCATATTATCTGGGAGCGCTGTGACAATTACATTTCCATGTGCCATAGAGGAAAACCCCATAGGGATATTCAAACTCTCGCAAGCGTCTCTTACCAGCGCCATAATCGGCTGTGGAAGCGTCAGAGCACTATAATATTTAGCATTGGTTTTATACATGTCATCCAGCGCCGTAAAGCTCAATATTTCGCCGTATTGCTCTGGCGTGGTAATTGTATAGATACCCTTATCAATCGTCTCGTATCGGTCTTCTGAGGCGGCTCTGGAAAGGACTATGCTGTTTCCATCAGTATCGAGAATTGGCTCATAAAAATCATTCATCCAAATTGATTCACTAGCTGATTCTACAACAGAAGTCTGAAGCTTCAAATAGGCATGCACTTTAGCTTGATAGAAATTATAATTTTTCCACTGATCCTCTGTGTTATCAAGTTCAAGTCTCATCGTTTTGCAGACTGTAGCGCCGACCGGGAAGCTGCTACTCTCCGCACAATCGGAAAAGTCATTGTTGCCGATCATAATCTCGTTTTCAAGTGTCTTTGTTGTTCCGTCAGCAAAGGTGATCTCCACGATTTCAATTACTTGCTCACCATCCTGCAATTTTTCTTTGAAAGTATTTGATGCATTAATCAAGTGGATTCACCCCCTGCATATTAAATGATATTTCGGAATAGTATTCCCCAACTTGTTTTATGTTGTAATTCATTTTTCCCACGTAAAACTTTTCTGAACGCCATTCATTTTTGTGTGCTAACCAGTGATGTAAAATGAACGGCTTTCCTTTAATAATTGCATTTACCAGATTAGTTGATTTCTCATCAACCGGCACATTGGTGGCTTTATAGCTATATTGCATAACTGTAAAAAGCGGAGTTATTAGTGCAACTCCTTTTTGAGTTCGATTACTTCCTTCTGAATATGTGGTCTCAAAATTACACTGCATGTCCTCATCTGGCTGAGGGATGAGAAGTCCATTTATCTTGTATCTATCAGTTATTGATTTACTTATTGAAAATGCCACATTCTCACCCCCCTATGCCAATTCAAACGGATTTGTGCCGCTTGCATCACGCCTTAACTTTGCTTCGTCAATCATCTCATCAAATATCGTTCTGCGGTTCAATTGCGCTGTAAATCGGAAGTTACCACTGCTGCCCTGCTGATGCCTTGCAAATGCATCATCAATAATTTCTCGGATAACACCTTCCGGTGCTTCCAGGTTGCGCCCATTCTTCTGATCTCCAAGCACTGCAAGGAACTCTGATCTTGGCGGAATAACGGCACCTTTTGCAAGATATGGAATTGTAGGAACTCTTGGGAAATTAGCTGTAAATCCAATTGTCCTCGAACCAAAAGGAGTTGGAACCTTCCACGGTCCAAATGTAAATGCTGATTCAATGCCGCTGATTGCACTGTTTACAGTTCCAATAGCTCCATTTGCAATTCCAATTACCTTATTTAAAATATCTCGAATGGTTGTCTTTATCCCCTCAAAAGCTTCAACAACCTTGTTCTTTGCAGCTGTAAATTTATCTACAATTGCATTATGGATAGCTTCTACTTTTGTGCTCACAAAAGTTGTAACACTACTCCAAATATTTTGAGTTTTATTTTTAACAGATTCCCAAATATTTGATATTTTTGTCCTTAAATTCGCAAGTAAATTGGAAGCATCCCTAACTAAACCTCTAGTTTTTTCTACAACCCAATCTTTTAACTTTGTTGCCGCATCACAAATTTTGTCCCAGTTTTTATAAAGCAATACTCCGACTGCAATAGCCGCAGAAATAGCAATTGCGAATATTCCTCCAGGCCCAAGGGTTGCCACAAGAGTTTTTATTCCACTCATAATTCCGCCGGCACCAGTGATTAATGTAATTACGTTTTTCCCAATTCCGATAATTTTGCTTACTGCCCCAACTATTGTTGTTGCCAACCCAACTATTTTCGAGGCAGCAAAAGCACCAAGTAGTACGGCGCCAAAAGTTTCTACAATACCTTGATGTTTTGATAAAAAATCTAACAATCCAGATACAGCATTGATTACTGTGGGAAGACCTGTCTCAATAATCCATTGGAGAACTGGTAATATTATATTTGCGTAAAGCCGCTCGAGCGTACCTCCTATAGTTTTTATTATTGGAGCAAACGTTCCAGTCAAATTACTGATAGATTGTAATAATGGGTAAAAATTAAGATTCTGTGCCCATCTTGCAGTATCGTTTGCAATATTGTTGATAAAAGTTAATATAGCCTGTAATGCATTTGCTATATTCTGAATAATCGTTGTTCCAACTTCATTTTTTTTCCAAGCATCGTCCAAACGGCTTGCAATATTTCCGATTGTAATAAGTACATTTTGTGCAATCTGGAGCATTGTATTTAAAATAGTGGTTCCTGTACCGTTAGTCCACACACTTGCAATACTTCCACCTACGTCCTTTGCGAGCTTTCCAAGGCTTGAAAAAGAATATGTAGCTGCATCAACAGTATTTTTCCCTTCGCTTTTCCAGGCATCTTGAAATGGTTTCCATATTTTTTTTAATAAATCAGCTAGTTTTTTTGCAGATTCACTAATCTTATCAAGAGCATTTTCACCATCTGCCAATTTTCCATAATCCACTGTTCCTACGTTGGCTTTTGGAATGTTATCAAGACCATTTTTAGATCCGCCAGAACCAGATGGAGATGATGATACACTGTCGTTTGATGTGGCTTTATGAATTTCATCCAAAGTTGAAAGATAATCCTCAGAAGCCTTTTGAGCTTTTTTTGTTTCTTTCGCAGTCTCTTTTGTAGCATCTGCCAAATCTTCTGCATTATCAGCAGCCGTTCCATATCCCTCCGCTGTCTCCGCTATATTTGCTCCTGCAATTCCTGCACTAGCAGATCCTGTTGCTCCAGATGATTTTTTACCAGTAATTAATTCCGTGAAAGACTTAAACGCATTGGCTAAAGTTGCCAATTTAGCCAACAATGTATTGATAACCTTTAATACAGGCGAAAAAAGATTAATAAGTCCTTGTCCGATTGTTGCTTTTAAAGATTGTAACTGCAACTGCATAACTCTTACCTGATTCGCCCATGAATCAGATGTGCGGATAAAGTCTCCTGATGCCGCAGATAACTGATCTTGTACAAATTTGAGTCGGAGAGCTACTTTCTCCTGCTCGGTCATAGCAGATGTAGTTTTGCCGTAGCCATTTGCCAGTGCGTACTGATCAAGTGCCGTCTGGGTCATTACCACGCCGAGGTCCTTGAGCGTTTCCGTTTCACCCGTAAACACTGATTTCAGCTTAATGTAAGCCAAGTCCTGACTGATGTTGTAGAATGATGCCACGTCACCGGTCAGCTGTGTCAGAGCCGTTGACATATCATAAGCCTGTGCTTCTGAAAATCCAAACGACTTAGACATTGCTCCGAACGTGCCGACATACCGCTTTGCCATAGTCTCCGATAGTCCGGCAGAGGTCATGGCATTCTTTGCGAATTCATTAACCTTATCCGACATGGTGGTAAATGTAACATCGACCACATTCTGAACTTCTGCGA